TTTAATATCAATTTGTCGCATTGAAGATAAATTAAACAGTCCACGTCTTATTGCTTTGTAATCTGTATTAGTAATTCGTAATGCTGATTCTATTTGTATAAATGTCTGTGAAGCATTACGGTTAGTTCCGCTCGATACTGTTGATATATAACGGTTAACTGCCATTGTAGGCAGTGTAGTTGATTTGCGTAATGCTAATGCTGATCCAGGATCTTTAAGTTTGCTAAGGGCATCGTCGTCACCTGTTACAAAATGTATAAAGTTGTATAGGTCAGTACTATTCATTCGAAAATGCTTATAAGAATCATGTGATACAGTCTTCTTAGCATACGCTTGGGCTTGTGGTCTATATGATTTGAACTTATATAATAGTTCTAAAACCAACATAGAAAGATAAAGACGCTCACAACAATCTGTATATGTTAATACTCTTTGATTGTTTGCGTTGCGAGTCATTCTCGCTTCTTGAAGATCTTTAATAAAGTCCAACGTATCCATGTTGATTACTTCACAAACTTATTTTTATGTACAAATGCCAACATAGTTTGTAAGCCTTTTGAAGTTTGAATGTCCTTCATTATTTTTACTTTTACTTGTGGCTTGATGTTTGCACTTAAAACTCTAAGTAGTGCTTCTGCTTCAGCATGTTCAACTCTATGTGTTTTGCCGTCGTCAGTAGTAACTGAACGTACAGGATTTTTAATATCATCATCGTCTGCAGAATCTGATACTTTCATAAGTTGTACTTGCATTGCTTCTTGTTTGAAGTTTGTCATGTCACCATCATCTTTGTCAAGTTCCATACCGTGCTTGTCTAGACCTGGACGATAATCCATATCAAATTCATCTTCTACAAATTCTTTAATTCTCATTTTATGCTCCTTAGCGTTGTACAGCTCTATTGGCTGCTGTGAATGTTGCTCTTGGTACTAATTTAATATCACCTTCCGGGTGGGCTAGTACATATCCCTCACCGCCAGGTTGTCCGTTAATGCTTTGTTTTACTGGAATGTCTTGCTTATCAAGTTGGTTAATGATATCGTCTTTAACTCTCATCATTGTTCCTACTACTTCCCACAGTGCATTAAATCCGTTTTTGTTATCTGTTACATAAGTTGCAATCTTTTTCTTTGCCGCTCCGCTTAACTGGTTTCTGTTTTCAACCCAATCTAAAAAGTCAGCACCAAGATTATCAAGTCCAGTATCTACTTTGCTATTCATATATGCATAAAATACATCAGGCAACTTCTTCAACTTTAATTCAGTAAGTTTGTTTGGATCTAATAAACTATCCATTGCGGCTGCATCTTTTGATATAATTGCTTTTAGTTGTGCTATACCGTCAGTGTCTAGTTTAGGTCCTGCCGCCGCTGTTACTGATGGAAATACTAATAACTCATTGCCTTCAAATGCATTAAACTTTAGAGGTCCTTCTCCACCTTCAGCATCTACTTCTCTGTGTATAACAATGCCTGCTTCGCTTTGGGCAATCTTTTTTCCTAGCTCTGAATCTTGTTTAACTGAATACTCTACTAGTTGTGGTTTAAATTTAAAGTAACCATCTTCAACAGGAGGTGTTGTATAATATAGTAAATCGCCTTTAAAAAATCCTCTGTGGTCTTTAGGTGTTGCGGCTTCAAAGACTGTAAATGCTCGTCCCATCTTACTAGCAAACGCCTGTCTATCTGGATCGTCTGCAAACTTTCCTCCGCTTCTACTTAGAAGTTCTTTTTCAAGTTCTTTTGGACTTTTAGATTGTGCAACTCCGCCCTTTTTAACAAACCCTGATTTGTCTGTGAATATAAATTCTCCATTTTCATCACGGCCAAAAATAACTGCGGGAGATCCGTCCCATTTAACTGTAACGTCTTTGTGTCCGCCTTTTTCAAGATTAATTAAACTTTGTAATACTCTATTAGCACCTTTACTTCCGTCCCAGAAAACAAAATCTTCAGCATGTTGTATACGTGCCGCTTCAACTAAAGTAGTTGCTTCTACATTTACATTTTTAAATTCTACAAATCTCATCTTACTAATACACTCGATAAAGTTTTTATTCTGCTTAGTTGCCTGTCTGCTAAACTTTCTGGCATTTCTAAGTTGTCTCTTGCAAATGCTTCTTTAGCATCTACTATTAAATCTTCATAGTCAGGACGGTTTTTAATTTTAGCATGTATAGTTTCTACACTGTCTAAGTCAGCTCTTTTTGCACCTGCACCTAACATTTTTTCTGCTATTTCATCTGGGTTGGCTGTAATAAGTTCATTGGTTGCTCTATCAAGTAACCCTTTGTTAGCAGACCATTTCATTCCTTGAGCCTTTGCAATACTTGCCATTAATAACATACGATGCATACCTTTGTACGGAGTATCATCTCCTGCACCTCTAAGTGAAAATTGCATAAACTCTGGGTTACCAAACATTAAGTCTGTTTGTACATATCCATTCTTTTCGTCGCCATTTATCGGAGTTTTAAAATGTACGTTAATGCCTGACTTTCTTATCCAGTTCTTAACGTCATCTTGTGGCTTATTTTTTTGTACCCAAGCAGTTAACTTTGCAACTAAGTCGTCTTTACTAACTTCTTCTTGGTTAACAGCAATATCCATGTCCCCACTTGTACTTCTAATACCAGTTGAACCTAGTTTAAAGTCTTTGTGTGGAATTCCTGTAATCTTTTCTAACCATGCAAGAGTTGGATCAACATCTGCACGATTAATTCTTTGTGTTACAGGTACACCATCTTCGCCTTTAAACACATTGCCGCCTTCTTTAAGAATCATTATTTTTACCCTCTATTACTTTTTGTATGCCACGTTTAAATTTTCTAGGATCACCGCTTTTAATTGAATTAATAAATCTTCGTTCAAGTTCTCCAGCCGTTGTTTCGTCATAAGTGTCACTAATTCTATTTAAAAGGTTAATAGAACTTTCAATTATGTTATTGGCTGTTGCGCCTATTAGATGATCGTTGTCATGCGATCGGCCTAAGTTATTAAGCTCTTCTAATATACTTCTAGTTTTCTTTCTCATATTAACATTACTCCGATACAGTATTTAGTGAAATAATTAATAAATATTGTTATACATGAACAGTATTATATTACAGGGGCATTAAATGAAATGTATAAAAGATTTAAATCATCTAGAAAAATCATTGTTATTCGCCAAGTTATCGCAAATAGCATATAATAACATCACCGACGCAAAAAAGCAAGCAAAAGATTTAGGATTCACCACAGTTGAATTTTACGACAAAGACGGGGCGCAAGCATATCGCTTTATGAATAAAGCGGATCTTGTAATTGCATGTCGCGGTACACAACCAACAGAGTTTGGTGACATTAAAGCAGATTTACAGGCACTACCTGTATTAGCAGAAACAGTTTCACGAGTACACAGAGGTTTTAAGAAAGAAGTAGACGATCTTTGGCCAATGGTGGAAGAAGATATTGATCGTAAAGTAAACTTAAAGAAAGATCTTTGGTTCTGCGGACATAGTTTAGGTGCGGCAATGGCTACTATTATGGCTTCAAGAGCGTTATACAACCAAAAACTTAATGACCCAATTGAGTTATTCACGTATGGTTCTCCTAGAGTTGGTTGGCCAGGATATTGTTCTAGCCTAGGTATTAATCATCACAGATGGAAAAATAATAACGATGTTGTTACTAATGTTCCGCCTGCGTTTGTAGGTTATAGACATCACGGTACTGAAAATTATATAAACGCCTATGGTAATTTGAGATCACCAACTGGATGGCAAAGAATTAAAGATAAATTCAGAGGCATCTGGATGGGCTTAAAACAAGGTAAGATTGACAGCTTCTCAGATCACAGCATAGACGAATATATAAAACACATCGAGTCTGCGTTAGCCAAATAAACTACTAACGCTTTCTTCGTTTGACACTCTACGTATTGCTTCGCCTAACAGTGAGGCAACACTTACTTGTCTAGTTTTCTTACAATTCTTTGGGCAACGATTCTTAATTGAGTCTGTTACTACTAATTCTTCTAGTACACTCTTTTCTACCTTTTGACAAGCCTCGCCTGACAATACTCCGTGTGTAATATATGCACGAACTGATAGTGCG